GCAAGCCGTAGCAAAATTGCATAAGCCAACCATGGGTAACACGATGACACTATGCAGTGCTTGCATGGATAGCCGTCCTATGGATGCACCTGTAATCCTTTACCCATGTCCTACCATCCAAGCCATTGAGAAGGAATTAACATGACATTACTTGATGACTGGAAACTATGGTGGGCAGAGACTGCCAATGAGCGGGCTGAATACCAAGGCGATAGGGGTGGCTGGAGAGTAGCATCACCTCGTCGCAATCCAGAAGATGGAGACTGGTGGTTTACCAATGGCTACAAGTTCTATGAACGATGGGTTGACTGGCGTAAAGCTAACCCACACATGAAGATTGCTGAGCTTAGTGATGGCACACTAGCTGTAGAAATGGAGGCTTCACCATATGTAGGTGAAATAGAAGTAAAGATGTTTATCGACCGTGTGTTCTACGACACAGAGCGTGAAGAATACGCTATCGTAGATCTTAAGACAGGCAAGACAACACCAACGTCTGCCTTACAACTAGCGTTCTACTCATACGGGCTACGTAAAGTCTATGGTCTAGAAGTAACCAAAGGTTACTACTGGATGGCACGTAAGAGTGAACTATCTGAACCGTTTGATCTCGCTGACTATACCGACAGCAAGATCGAAACGTTAGTCACCATGTTTGACACGGCAAGGAAGGCACATATCTTTGTACCTAACTTTAACCACTGTAAGATGTGTGGACTTAAAGACGTATGCGATTGGTATGTACAACCAAAGGAGAATGATGAGTAGCACCGAAGCACCTATCAGTATCACAGTCAAGACTCCAGCAGGTAGTCTTGTAACTGTACGAGCTGAGTTCGCAGATGAACTTGATAACCTAGTATCACTTGGACTAGCAGCTATCACTTCAGCAGTAACAGAACTAGAGTCAGCAGTACGTGGTGCGTCAGCATCACCAGCATCTAGCATCAATCAAGCAATTGGCTTGGTTGCATCAGGACTAGGTGGACAGGTAGTTGATACACCACCTTTTAGTGCAGCCCCTATTGGGGGCGGACGCTCTTGTCCTCATGGCAAGATGACAGGTATCCAAGGTCAGTCTAAGCAAGGCGGAGTATACAAAGGTTACTTCTGTCCTTCAGCACAAGGAGATCCATCCAAGTGCAAGACTGTCTATGTAGATAAGAATAGTCCAGAGTGGAACACATTCGTACCTGATCGTATTAAGTAATGAAAACATTACGACGAAGCATACGCAAAGCTGAGGTAGGTGGGGAACCGTTACAGTCTCCCTTCCAATCCTTTGAGCGAGCAGGTATTGTGCTACGTCGTGCTGAGGTTACGGTGATTGCTGGCACCCCCGGTGCCGGTAAGTCATCGGTGGCTTTGCATATAGCGGCAAGGCTTAAGCAACCTACGCTTTACTTCTCGGCAGATACGAATGCACACACCATGGCTATGAGACTGTTGGCTATGACAGGTAAGATGACGCAGCAAAAGGCAGAGACACTTATGAAGAACAACCCTGATACTGCGGAGTCTATCTTGTCAGAGAACAACCATCTTTACTGGTCATTCGAACCTAGCCCTACACTTAAAGATCTTGATGAGGAAGTTACTGCATTCGAAACTATGTGGGGTAGATCTCCTACCCTTATAGTTGTAGATAACTTGATGGACGTAGCAATGGATGGACATGAAGAGTTTGCTGCTATGAGACAGATCATGAAGGAACTAAAGTACTTGGCTAGAGATACCAATGCTGCAGTACTTGTATTGCATCACACACAAGAAGGTACACCAGGTTCACCATGCCAGCCACGCTCTGCGTTGCAAGGTAAGGTAGCTCAGGTACCTGCAATGGTATTAACAGTGGGGCAGAAGATGTTACCCAATGGATTGGATAGCTACTTGTGTGTAGCACCAGTCAAGAATAGATATGGTCGAGCAGATCAAACAGGTGGCACATATGTTGAGCTATCATTTGATCCTGCATCAATGCATCTTGCTGATGTGTTGACTGACTACCGAGATCAAGAGATTGATATGGAGATGGTACTTTGAGTAGTGCTGCTAAGGTCAAGGGCGCCCAAGCCGAACGTGATGTAGTCGCTTGGCTGAAGCAGTGGTTTCCATATGTAGACCGTAGACTTGCAGGTGCCACCCTAGATAAGGGTGACATCTCAGGTATACCGGGAGTAACTATAGAGATTAAAAACCACGCCGAAATGAAGTTGGCGGGGTGGCTTGAAGAACTTCGAGTCGAGATGGGCAACGACAATGCATGGACTGGTGTCGTCATACACAAACGCAAAGGCAAAGGTAACGTAGGCGAATGGTATGCAACGATGCCAGCACAAGTGTGGGTTGACCTGTTACTTAAAGCGATTGGTTAACAATGGAGAAGCACAGTATAGAAGATTACCTAAACCACATCGGTGCTAAGGTACCTGCACGTGGACATGGGTGGCGTAAGATGCGCTGCCCATTCCATGATGACAGTAACGCAAGCTCAGCCGTGAACTTTGATATTAATAGATTCAAGTGTCACGGTTGTGGTGTCTCTGGTGATACGTATGATTTAATAATGAAAGAAAGAGGAGGCACACTCAGTGAGGCTATCGAGTTCGCATCGTCAATTTCTACTACGGGCGACCCAACAGTACGCCCAATCCATAGACCAAGCCGAAGCATATCTATCAACAAGGATGCTCTCGGTAGACGAGGCTCGCACCTTTCATCTGGGAGTGGTCGCCGATCCACTGCCGGGGCATGAGAAGTTTGTAGGCAGATTAGCTATACCTTACATCACACCTAGTGGTGTAGTAGACATTCGGTTCCGCGCAATGCACGGCGAGGAACCGAAGTACATGGGTATGCCGGGTGCTCAGACTACAATGTTTAATGTTGGGTCATGCTTTGTAGCACAGAAATATATCTGTGTTACCGAAGGAGAGTTTGACTGCATCATGATGGCAGTTAAAACTGAGCATCCGACTATCGGTATACCCGGTGCGAACAACTGGAAGAGTCACTACTCTAGAATCTTGGATGACTACGACATGGTAATCATCCTTGCTGATGGTGACAAAGCAGGGCTAGACTTTGGTAAGCAAGTAGTTAGGGAACTACCCAATGCTAATTTAGTGCCAATGCCAGAGGGTAAAGATGTTAACGAAGTAATGATTGAATTAGGAAAGGGATGGATAGATGAGCGAGTCAGAGATTGTATTGCCTCTTGATGAAAGTATCTGGGATCATATCGAACACATGGAAGGTAGCATCGGCGTCCCTGTCTCAGAGACTAAGACTCTTGATCTTCTCGGTGCTCTATACGATTGCTATTGGGTCACTAAAGAGGATCCTCAAGAAGGGCTAGAGCTACTCATTGGACTGGCTGCCTTACTAGTAGCTGCACCTTATGGGCAAGCAGATACAGTATGGCGTGAGCTTCAAGTCCGTGAGGGTATGAAGAACTTTGAGATGCACGTAAAGGAATTCTTAGATGAAGGAAAGTGATGTCGACATTATCCTTGGAGAACTTAAGTCAATCCTCCTTAAAAAGCAGCAAGACTACGGTCCACTTAACATATCACTTGCCCCGGGAGGTCCATACAATGGACTTCGTGTACGAATGTTTGACAAACTCCAGCGGTTCAGTCATCTGGTCGAGACAAACAACGACACGCCGAACTATGAAAGTCTCAGAGATACGTTCATCGACCTTGCTAACTATGCCATAATAGGCATACTAGTCCAAAGTGGACAGTGGGAAGGTGTACCTAGTGCGAAGAGTAGTAGTACTAAGCGACCTGCAGATTCCATATCACGATCCAAAGACCGTGAAAACCGTGCTATCTTTCATAAAGGATTACAAGCCTGATGAACTATGGTGTGTAGGTGATGAGCTTGATGCTCCTGAGCCTAGTCGATGGAACAAAGGCATGGCTGGCGAGTATGCGCCAACACTGCAGGACTCAATTGATTTAACCTATAACATCATGGCTGACTTCCGAGAAGCTCTCGGTTGGAAGAAGCCGTTTATTATCCAACGATCCAATCATACCGATCGGATCCAGACATACATCTCCAAGTATGCCCCGGCATTCTCGTCTCTTGATTCACTCAAGATCGAAGAATTGCTGGGGTATAACTCTTTAGGAATCCAGTACTTGCACCAGTTCAAAGAGTTGCTACCCGGTTGGGTAATGGCTCACGGCGATGAGGGACGCTCTGTGCAAGTACCGGGTTCTACTGCTATGAGCCTAGCCAAGAAGCTAGGCAAGTCTGTAGTCTGTGGGCATACACATAAGCTAGGACTACAGCATGAAACTACCGGCCTCAATGGTAACACCAATACATTGTTCGGCTTAGAGGTAGGTCATCTCATGGACATTAAGCAAGCCTCATACCTCAACACTGGTATTGCTAACTGGCAACAAGGCTTTGGTATTTTGGTAGAAAAGAACCGCAAGGTTACTCCATACACTGTGCCTATTGTTAATGGAGAAATAGTCCTACCATGAAGTTTGATATCAATGAATGGCTAGACTACAAAGACATGATGATACAGATTGCCAGTGAGTATGTTCGCAAGTATCCCATGGTAGAAGTTGACGACCTACAACAACAGATGTACCTTTGGTTTGTCAGCCACCCTAAGAAGTATAAAGAGTGGCAGTCCTTTGGGGAAAAGGATAAAGACAAGTTGATCGCTAAGTCGTTGAGGAATCAATGCTTAAAGTATTGCGAGAAGGAGAAGTCTCGTAAAGTCGGATACGACTTAGCCGATCTATATTACTACGACGTATCCGTCATTGAAACATTCTTGCCTAGCATTATCGCAGAGTCATATGAAATGCCAGCCAAGATCAAAGACCTAGGTAACTCAGTCAAGTCATCCGAGATTAGCGATGGCATGAACTGGCTAGCCCTACGCGCTGACATCGCACAAGCTTACTATCGCTTGAGCGAAGCCAAGCAAAATATTCTACGCCTACGATTCAGTGACCCTGATATGGAGTGGGCTAAGTTAGCCGGGGAGCTAGGTACTTCACCTGATGCTGCTCGCATGAAAGTCCAGCGAGCGCTGGCATCTATCGTACAATCACTAGGAGGATGGCGACCATACCATGACCAAGACACCCAAGAAGAACCAAGCACAGAAAGTACAGGACAAGCCAACCTTTATTCGGAATGAAGATGTCATAGTATGTTGGTGTGATAATGGCAATACCGACGGCAAGTTTACCGAAGGTCTGGTCTATGGCATTCTCAACAGCAACGTACCTATTGCATCTGCCATGCGTGTGCAAGGCAATCAGATTGGCAGACAGCGTGAGCAAGCTTTAACTTATTGGTACGAACACACAGATTTCCCATGGATTCTATGGGTTGACTCTGACATTGTACTTACTAAGCAAGCACTTGAAGCCGTGTGGTACTACTGCAATGCCATTGATAAACCAGTGGTAACAGGTACGTACTTCATCTCAAAGGAGAACGAGCAGTCACTGATGACTCCGTTCCCTGCCCTGTTCTCTTGGACTGACGACCCATACAAGATTGGCTATGCCCACCCGCTACCAGAGAACCAACTCATTCGTGTTGGTGCTGCTGGCTTTGGGTTTGTATTCATGCACCGGAACGCAGTGAAGAAGATGCGTGAGTTCCATGGTGACATCCCATTCTTTGTAGAGACTGGCAAAGGTGAGCAGTTTGTATCCGAAGACATTAGGTTCTTCCGCTTGATGCATGAAGCAGGTGTGCCACTATATGCACACACTGGTGCAACAGTTCAGCATATGAAACGTTTCTCCTTTGATAAAGGATTTTACGATATGTTCTGGAAGCAAGATGACAAAGCTTGATCTTAAAGGTACGCCTACATTTGCTTGCATCTGTGGCTGCAAAGTATTTAATCTTCGGGTGCAGTGGGACGAAGAGACTAGGCTACCGGGCTGGTATGACCTAGAGCAGGAGTGCTTTGAATGCGGTGCCCTGCTGACTGCACCCACACCTATTGATGATGGGATGGACTGTGCCTAACTACGATTTTAAATGCAGCAAATGCGGTGGGGTGCAGGAAGTCTATCGTTCCTTTGGTGATGACAGCCTGCCTGTCTGTTGTGATCTATCTATGGATAAAGTATTCTATGCAGTGCCAATCAAGTTTAATACTGGTGGCTTCTATAGCACTGGAGGATAGATGGACATTAGACAGGATGACAAGTACTTGTTTATTCCCTATGAGGAAGAACTATGGAAGTTAAATGCTGCCTGTGCTAACACAGATCCCGAGTCTTTCTTTACTGAAGGTTCAGGTAACTACGACTTCAGTTACATTAAGAAGATATGTGATAGTTGTACTGTAATTGAAGACTGTCTTGCCTATGCCATCAAGTATCAGATGGACGGCTGGTGGGCTAACACCACTGTAGCTGAACGGGAAAGAATGTCAGAGCAGAAGATCACCTCTCCACAGAGGTGATCTTACTGTACTGTTCTGTTCAAATCAAATTATCTGTCAAATCGACACGCGGAGAAACATGACAACAATCAACATAGTAGATCAATCAGGAACTTTAGGTACACAGATCGGACCCATTACCAATGCCATTGCATCCTTCACGCAACAGGTCTGTAAGGCTTGGAACCTTACTGGCTTTACGGTTATGCAGGGACTTACAACGAACCAAGCGGACTGGAACGTCTGTTTTGTCAACGAGTTTCCCAACATCGCAATGGAATCTACCGCTTACGGATA